TATTTTTCTATCTATTTCTGTATAAAAAACAAGCAATCAAATTTCACCCACTCAACGTATCCTAACGTAGCTAAACTATTAATTTTTAAGCAATTTACTTCCTGTTTTTTGTGTATATATTGTTCTATGGGCTTTTTATAAGCCGTCTTAATTAAGATGATTTTAAAAGGATTAACTATGTTTAAAAAACTGTTAGAACTACGCCAACAAAAAGCGGAAAAAGTCGCAGCAATGCGCGCTATGTTAGATAAAGCAGAGCAAGAAAATCGCTCATTGACCGAAACCGAAAATGTTGATTTTGAAAAGTTGAAAGATTTGGTCAAACAATTGAGCGATGAAATCGCCCGTTATGAAACGGTGGCCGATGAAGAACGTAACATTGCCGACAAAGGCAAGCCGGTAGAAACACGCAGTAAAACCTTCAGCAATGACGAACTACGCCACTACATTAAAACGGGTGAATTACGAAATCTTTCCACCACCGGTCAAGAAGATGGCGGTTATACCGTGATCCCACAATTGGATAAAGACGTAATGAAACGCTTAACCGATGATAGCGTGATGCGTCAAATTTGTAACGTGGTCCGCTTGCCGGTTGGTGCGAAAGAATACAAAAAACTTGTTTCTGCCGGTGGCGCGGTTGTGGCACATGGTGAAGAAGGCGTAGCACGTAATGGCACCGCCACACCGAAATTACACGAAGTCACCATTGCATTAAACCCTATCTATGCCTATCCGAAAACGACTCAAGACATTTTGGACTTCTCCAGCATTGATGTTTTAGGTTGGCTGACTGATGAAATTTCTGAAAGCTTTACCGAAACTGAAGAAACCGACTTAACCGGCGGTGACGGCACGAAGAAATCAAAAGGTTTCTTATCCTATGAACGTTCTACCGAAGCGGACAAAGTACGCGCCTTTGGTAAGTTACAAAAATTAGACGTTGCCGGTGCTGACAAAATCACCGCCGATACGCTCATTGATTTGTTCTACACCTTACACAGCAAATACCGTAAAAATGCCGTTTGGGTGATGTCTTCCACCATTGCGGCGGCATTACAAAAACTCAAAAACAAAAATGGCGATTTTATTTGGCGTGATGGTTTAACCGTAGATGCGCCTTCTACCCTTTTAGGTCGTCCGGTTTACTTCCTTGAAACCATGCCGGCAAGTGGTGCCAATAAACCGGTAGTTGCCTTTGGTGACTTCAAACGCGGTTACTTCATTGTAGATCACGAAACCGGCGTAAGAACCCGCCCTGATAACATTACCGAACCGGGCTTCTATAAAGTCCATACCGATAAATATCTTGGTGGTGGCGTGGTAGATAGTAACGCAATCAAGTTCATTGAAGTTACGGCTTAATCGTCAAATTCCAACGGGGGCAATTAAGCCCCCTTTTTGTTAAAAGGGAAAGTATGAATAAAGAATTTGAAATCCGCTCATCCGAAATCACCGCAGACAGCGAGAATAAAAAACTGGTTGGCTATGTGGTGAAGTGGGACAGCCCTTCTGAAGTGCTTTATTGCGATTTTGTAGAACAATTCAGTGCGAATGCGTTTAGTGAAAGTTTAAGTAGCGGTGCCGATGTACGGGCGTTATTTGAACACGATCATACCAAACTATTAGGGCGTACCCGCGCGGGAACCTTAAAACTGGAAGAAGACGCAATAGGTTTACGTTTTGAATTAATGCCACCTGATACCACCTTAGGGCGTGATTTGTTGGTAAGTGTTGAACGCGGCGATATTAGCGGGATGTCTTTCGGCTTTTGGGCTAAAGAAGAAACATGGAATTTTGATGTAGAGCCTTGTCAACGCACAGTAGCCAAAGCGGAATTATTTGAAATCACCGTTACCAGTATTCCTGCCTATCCTGAAAGTAGCGTTGAGATTGCCAAACGCTCAATGGCAACCGCGAAGGGAAAAACGCAAGGAAAATCCACCGCACTTTTGAAACAATGGCTCGATGTGGTGGAGGCGTAATATGTGGAACCCATTCAGACGAAAAGAACAACGCAGCTCACCGATGGCAATTAATGAACTGCTTTCTTATCTTGGTGTATCAAATACCGGCGCAGGGGAATTTGTCAGCCCGAACACGGCGGAAAGTTTACCGGCGGTGATGAGTGCCGTTACCGTTATTTCAGAAGCGGTGGCCAGTATGCCTTGTTATTTGTATCAACTTAAAGACGATGGCCGCGAGCGCGTTTATCGTCACCCGGTGGACTATCTCTTAAACGAGATGCCAAACCGTAGCCAAACACCGTATCAATTCAAATACACCATGATGCGTCACTGCCTATTAAATGGTAACGCTTATGCGGTGATTGAATGGAACAGCAAAGGCGAACCAATCAGCCTTACCCCGTACGAACCAAGTGCAGTCAATATCTATCGCAAAGTTGGCGGTGAGTATATCTATCAAATTACCGACTTAGACGGCAATACCAAAAACTATCTTCAAGATGAAATCCTACATTTACGCCATTCATCCCTTGATGGCTTTATGGGTCGTTCGCCAATTACGATTTGCCGTGAAACCGTGGGCTTAGGCATTGCTCAACAGAAACACGGTTCGGCAGTGATGAAAAATGGCTTAATGGCGAGTGGCTTAATTACTACCGCCGAATGGTTGGATGATGCCAAAGCACAAAAAGCGGTAAAAGCCCTTGAACGTTACAAGGGGGCGAAGAACGCAGGGAAAACACCAATCCTTGAAGGCTCAATGGAATATAAACAGTTAGGCATGACAAACCAAGACGCGGAATGGCTAGCAAGCCGTACGTTCACAATTTCCGATATTGCCCGAATCTACAACATTAGCCCAATTTTCCTTCAAGACTATTCCAATAGCAGTTATTCAAACTTTAGTGAAGCCAGTCGAGCCTTTTTATCGCAAACCTTGCGCCCTTGGCTAACCAATTTTGAACAGCAGCTAAAAGATGCCTTGATGATTGATTTAGGCAGCAACAGCAAGAAACGTTACTTAATCGAATTTGATACAAGCGACTTATTGCGCACAAGTCAAAGCGAACGCTTCAAGAGTTACGATGTGGCAATTAAAGCCGGTGTAATGTGCCCGAATGAAGTCCGCCGCCGTGAAGGTTTACCGCCTTATGATGGTGGAGAAGAATTTAGCCAAGCATGGAAACAAACCGTAGAAGTAAAACGCGGTGATGAACAAGAACCGGGGGCAAGCGATGGCAATCATGATTAAGGCCGGAAAGTATAACAAGGTGATCAGCCTACAAAAGCAAGTGAACGAACAGAACGACTACGGCGGCATTGTGAGTAAATGGAAAACCGTTGCCAATATCCGGGCGGCGGTTGAACCATTACAAGGTAGAGAGTTCTTCTCCGGTGCGGTGCCATTAAATGAAAATACTGTGCGCATTCGCATACGTTACGGAACTAATGTTGATAACACTATGCGTGTGAAATATGGGAACCATTCGCTAGAGATAATCAACATTATTGATAGTAAAGAAGCGCACAAAGAACTGCAGCTTATCTGTAAGGAGTTGACCGGCAATGGCGGAAATTAATTTAACGATTGATGAAATCAAAGCGCACTTAAATCTCGATCACGATTTAGATGATGAGTTACTGGAAGCCTATAAGGTAGCCACATTGGAAGTATGCCAAAAACATATTGGCAAAACCTTTGGGGAAGAAGAAACGGAAAAGACCATACCTTTTACCTCGGCGATCAAGATTGGTTGCTTAATGTATATCGCCTATCTCTACACGAACCGCGAAGCCGTCACAGACTTAGCCAACCTTAAACCGGCACCAATGACGATTTCCGCATTGTGGGAAGTGTACAGAGAACCGTGCGCTTACTAAGGATTTAGTAACCGATGCCATACCAACCGTTAAGACGTTGTAGCTATCCCGGATGTAGAAACAAAGTAAAGTCCGGTAGATGTGAGGAGCATAAACCCAAGGACAACCGCCCAAACAGTAGCGTACGCGGTTACGACCACAAGTGGAGCAAATACCGCGCACAATACTTAAAGCATCATCCCCTTTGTGTGATGTGCTTAGAGCAAGGCAAATACACACCGGCAACAGTGATAGACCATATCAAGCCGGTAGAGAACGGGCAAGCCGATCCGTTGTTTTGGGTAGCAAGCAATCATCAGCCTTTATGTCGTGATTGTCACAGCTATAAAACACGAGTGATAGACCAACGCGGATTTGGTGCGAAGAAAATTGATTAGACCAGGTGGGGGCAGTTTTAAAAAGAAAAGCAAAATCCTACGGAACCGCCCGCCTACTCAAATTTTTACGCAAAGTGATTTTTTAGAAAATAAGGAAAGTGAATGAGCAAACGAAAAAGTTATAAGACACCTGATTTCTTGGATGATATTGCTAAAAGCCAATGGAAAGCGCGTATTAAACAACTTTCAGAACGTGGTGATATTAAGTCGGAAGATTTAACAAACCTTGAAATTTATTGCGAAAACTACGCAATTTGGCGGCATTCTGTGGCGGATTTAGCCAAAAATGGCTTCATTATCGTAAATAGCCAAGGCACACAATCAAGAAACCCGGCATTGTCCGCGAAAGCCGATGCGGAAAAAGTCATGATCAAGATGTCTTCCCTCTTAGGCTTCGATCCGGTAAGTCGCCGTAAAAATCCAGTAGAAACAGACGTTACTGATATGTTGGATGAAATCCTCACAATGTAGGCGAAAATGGAAATCTGGCACGAATACGCGAAGAAAGTTCAATCATGTGAAATAGTGGCTTGTCGTAAGATAAAACAAGCCGTAGCGCGTTATTTTGACGATTTAGCAAACCCCGCTTATTTCTTTGATGGGAGTGCGGTAAATAAATTCTTGGCTTTCTCCCGCCTATGCCCACACGTTAAAGGGCATTTACGCGGGCAACCAATCGAGCTTTCAGACTGGCAAACATTTCTCTTTGCCAATTTGTTAGGCTTTAAGCGCACCGATACCGGCTTGAGAAAATACCGTTCTGCTTATATCCAAGTGGCGCGGAAAAATGCCAAGTCCACCGTGGCGGCCGTTTTGGCTAATTGGTTTCTACTGATGGAAGCGGGCCAACAAGATATTTACACTGCAGCAGTAAGCCGAGATCAAGCCCGCATTGTTTTTGATGATGCGCGTCAAATGTGCCTACTCTCCGCGCCTTTGCGCAAACGGCTCAATATTCAGCAGCATAAACTGATTAATCCAAAATCAAATAGCTTAATGCGCCCGTTAGCGGCTAAATCCTCAACCATTGAGGGAACTAATCCAAGTCTCGCCATTGTGGACGAATATCATTTACACACCGATAACAGCGTTTACAGCGCATTAGAACTAGGGCAAGGCGCACGCCCTGAAGGTTTACTGTTTGCCATTACCACAGCGGGCAGTAACGTTATTTCCGCTTGTAAGCAGCACTATGACTATTGCGCGCAAATACTGGAAGGCAACGAACAAAACGACAGCTTATTTGTGCTGATTTTTGAATTGGACGAAGAAAGCGAAATTGATAATCCGGAAAACTGGGTAAAAGCCAATCCGAATATCGGTAAATCCATTCCTTACCTTGATTTTGAAAACACGATCAAGAAAGCCCAGGGGATTCCTTCTGAGTGGGTGGAAATGCTTACCAAGCGTTTTAATGTTTGGTGCCAAGGAACGACACCGTGGCTAGGCGAAGGCAATTGGGCGCAGTGCGCACGAAATTACACCGAAAGCGACTTACTTCACCAGGATTGCTATTTAGGCTTGGATTTATCTAGCACCAACGACTTAACAAGCCTTTGTTACACCTTCCCACAAGGGAAAAAAGTGCGGTTGATTACCCGGCATTATATTCCTGAATTTCAGCTTAATAATGTGGCTAACAAGAACCGGGCCATTTATCGAAACTGGGTGCGCAATGGGTGGCTAATTGCCACAGAGGGCGACTGTATCGACTATGACAAAATCCGCGATGATATTTTAAAAGATGCGGAAAACTTCAATATCAAAATGATTGGCTTTGATGTTTGGAACGCCACGCATTTAAGAACGCAATTACAGGCGGCAGGCTTGGAAGTAGAACCTTTCCCGCAAACCTATCAACGATTTAGCCCGGTGGCCAAAAGTGCGGAAGTATTGATAAATCGCCAAGTGATAGAACATAACGGCGATCCGGTGCTTTCGTGGGCATTATCCAACGTTGTGATGGAAACCGATGCGAATGCTAACATAAAACCAAACAAGAAGAAGGCCGCAAACAAAATCGATCCGGCAGTAGCTTTCTTGATGTCATTCGGCACTTATCAGCTTGAATATGGCGATCTGATTTTTGAGTTATCGGAAGAACACAAACAGGCATTGGAACAATTTAACGGGATTGATTTATGAGATGTAAACAGGCAAAACAAAACTTACTTCTTTCAGCCGTGAATCACTATAAAAAATCGACCGCACTTTTTACCTTTGTCAGCCTTTACGATGATGAAGAACTCTATCCAATCAGTGAAGTTATTCACGCATTAGAATGTAAATGTAATGCGGCCAAGCGAGAAATAGACAGCCGACCAAATAGCCCGAATATGGACGCGTTAGAAACGATTTACTTTATTGCCAAGAAACAACTTGATGCCATGTTAAAACAGCAAAAAAGAATCAATGCCGGTAAGTGATGAATAATAAAATATTTTCCTTATACTATTGAATCTTTCCCCCTTTGTTACTATGTTATTTGCTATAATAACCAGTAAAAATAAGGGGGAACTATGGGTCTGATACTAGTTGCAATAAAGTGTATGGTTGCTGCTTTTTTTGTCGTATTAGCAATAGTTACCTTTCAAGACTGGTGGTTTATTGTGGCCTTTGGTTTAGCCGGTGGGCTTTCATTTACTATCGGTTGGCTTATTTACGATGAATATAAGCGCCGGAAAGAAAATAAACGGCTGGCCGCCGAGTGGAAAGAAAGAAAAAGTCGCCCAGTAGAATATGAAATAAATAACGCAGTTATCAAGAAAACATTACCGGAAAGGCAAAAGCCACTTATTACCGGCACGATAAACTGGATAGACGGCAACACCGGCAAAGAAACCACTTTAATAGATATTAGTGTAGATATAAAAAACAAGTAACCGAATAAAGCGCACCTAGGCTGATCCCCGAAAGCAAGAAACCTTATCTTGTTGGTGCGCTCCTATCATAAGGACAAATGCGAAAGGGGCGTTTATGGAACTCTTACCACTAGATTATTATTCATTAACTCAAGCGGTTGATTTTATTAATCAAAAAATAAATTCAGCAATAAAGGAAAACTCTTTATATTCATACGCTATAGAGGAAAAAATTCAATTTTTATTAAAAATTGAAATAAAAGATAATCAGTTGATTAAAATTGGTAGGAATGATGCAGAGGGATTTTTTATTTCTGATGATTCAGAATTATTTTTCCCAGAATCGGCTATAGATATAGATGGTGATGATTTTTTAATATTAAGGGATAAATTTTCTTATCTTGAAGTTAGTTACGATGACTTAAACAAACCAAAATTTGAAAGTTTTAAAGGTTATATTGCATTACACCCTGAGTTATTAGAACTTTTTTGTAAAGATTCATTACCACAAAAAAACTTAAAAAATACAAATTATCTGGAGTTGGAAAGTTTTACTATTGAAACACCGGTTAAGGCAGATATTTGGAGTATATTTAATTTTAAATTACAACATTCACTTCATGACGAATATGAACAATTATATATTAAAAATACATTCCGCATTAATTTTAGCGATATAAAAATATCCTATAAAGATTTAATAAAACTAATACCGGCATCACTGCCTTCAACATTTAATGATTTAGAACAAGAAATCAAAAAATTAAAATCTGAATTAGAAGAAAAAGACAAAAAAATAACTGAATTACAGACTGCCCTTGAAGGAAAAAACTTCCCAATCTTCCTGAATCAATTCATGGAAAACGATCGCTTAGCATTAGCGATTCAAGCTAGAAAAGACTATTGGGCAAACTATGATCCGAATTTAAACAACGCGCCAAAGGCAGAACCCACAGCGCGAGAAATAAAAGAAAAATACGGTCTTTCTCAAAAGCAAGCTGAAGCAATAGAAATTATTGCCTGTCCTGTCAATCGTAACTAATTAATTTTAAAGCTCTCATAGCAAAGGGTGATAGCAAAAGTTAACTATCACCCTATTGCTATAATCCCACCTAAATCATTTGTAATACCTCTCGTTCGAACAGCTCAACGGAATAGAACGCTATTCCACATAGTTAAACTAACGAGAGGTATTTTTTATGAGCCAATCTCAAACCCAATCTAAAAAACTCATTACCGGTGCTGAAGTCACTGTAATGATCGGCTTTGGCCGCACCAAACTCAATGAACTTGTAAAAGCTAAACAATTCCCACAACCGATCCGCTTTTCACAAAACTTTGTCCGTTGGGACTTAGAAGAAGTGAATGCGTGGATTGAAGAACAAAAAGTCGCACGCGCTTAAGGTGGTGGAAGATGAACGAAGCAAGAAAACCAACACAATTCTTAAAAGTGTTACACCGCTTAATTCTTTCTAGCATTAGCGGCATTGATGGTTATTCAATGGGTATGACGTCAGCGCGTAACTATATCAGTGAACTTGAACGCAATCATTTAACCGGCAAAGTGAAACGTACAACGGAAAAGACTTCAGATGGAATGGGGCAATATTACCGCTATGAAATCGCAGATGCCGAACAGTTAAAACAGGTGATTGCCATTTACAAGGCTAAGGGAGGTGAGCTTACTGCGCATGAAGAACAGCAAGCCTACTTTCGATTCCATTAAAAGAAAAACGCCGCAAGGCTCAACCCAAGCGGCGCATTTCCCTACCTTAAGAATCGCTCAGAAGGTAGATAAACTAAATTACATGAGGGCGGAAACTGCGGAACACACTTTGAACGCTAATGAATGATTTTAGCGACCATGAGCCAAACACAAAGCACACGCCACGTTTTCCGATCTAAATCCATAAAAGGAATGAATATGAATTTAAATCACGTTAATTATAAACAATATGAAAATAATTACAATACATTTCACTTTACAAAGTGCGGTCAAATTTGCGACTATGTTCATGCCTTAGCAAAATCTAAGGTCAGCCGTGAGAAGCTGAATTATTTACTGGCGAACGATAGCACGCCTTTTAACCGTGCTTTTTTTGTTCGTAACATTCGCACACCTCAAGAATTTGCGGATTTTGTTTTATTTAATCTAAAAATTCATTCAATGGTAGAGCGTAGCGGGCAACCCTTAGCGGTTGGCTGCTTTCCAGTAAAGGCAGTTTCTCACCCTGTTACGTTCTACCGCCCGACCGTGAGAAGTCTAGCGGTAGTTTCTAAAAATCTTTTACTGGAAACTACGCAAATGTATCAATTCATTTTTGCGGCTATTCGCCGTACCGATCTAACCAATCACATTAAAAAAATCCGTATCACCGCCGACATAGAACAAGCTGCACGCGCTCAATTCGCCCATGATTTTGTTCTTGTGCTTACCGGCAAAATCAATCTTCAAAACACCGTGAAAAACAACCGCACTTTTATCAAGGAGTGAGCTATGAGCAATCTTAATAAAGAAAAAATCACTCTTGAAAAATGGCAATTAGAAGGGCTTTTAGAGAAAGTCCATCAGCTTTCATCATTGCTATTGGCTTTATCTGAAACCGATTATTCAAAATTAAATGAATGTGAAATTCAGGCGGCAATAGTCGCTGCGTTTAGAGTAAGTGAAAGCAATTATTCGGCTTTGAATAAATTATTGGAGGGCGAAGATGACTAATTCACCTTACAAATTAGTGATATTGGACAAACAGGGCAAAATTGATTTTGTGGGGCATTATCCTACATACGAACAAGCCTATAAAGCTGCTGAATTTTTAAAAGATAAAGATGTTCATTCTGAAATCAGAATTAGCAACCCCGACGGATTAGGCGAGGATGATGAAAATGATTAAACCGATGGCACAACAACAAACACAAGGCACGGTTAAGCCTAAGATTCATGGGAAACTCTCATTCAATCCTTTACACGCAGAATATGCGCAAATCAGCCGCCAATTTAAGTTAATCCATGACAGCAATCAACGTTGCTTAGAGGTTTACCCTGATGAATTTCATCACAAACTAAAAATGCGCGGCGAATGTGCGGATTTAGTAGAACGGTTGAAAGGTGGTGGTAAGTTATTTAACGAATTGGCGAAAGCTGCCGATTTAACAAAAGAACATGCCGCACTTTTAAAGGACTTCAATCAGGCAAACGGCTATTTAATTTCTAAATTTGCCGAAGTAGTAACACAAATTGAACGATTACAGGTGGTGGCAAATGCGTAAGTTAAAAACCAAAGTAAGCAAGAAGCGCCCTAGCCTATTTGAGGAAGAACGCTTGCCAGATTGGGAACAGTTGGTAAAAGCCATTAAACAGACTGAATTTTATCTTAGCTTTGCCAAAGACTACATTCACAACGGACATTTAAAAGGCGCAACAGACGCGCTGAAATCAATTAAACGAGCAACTACAGCAGGGTTGAAAATCACGGGGGTGAAATAATGGATCTCAATCAAAAAATGGATTATTCCAAACTAAATGCCGTTGAATTGAACGCGATTTCAATCAGTCATCAGAACATGGGAAAACCTAAAGATGAAGCCTTTAATTCGTCTTTCCCTTATACCACCGAATCAATTTTGGCATTAGCTGAACAGTTTATTGACTATCCTGCTGAATATCTCGGTGGGCTAAAAATTCTTCGTGATGAATTAATCACGATCAATAAGCATTTACTACAGATGGCACCAAAACCGCCTTCTTTAGCGCCGGAGGAAACCGCAGCAATGCTATCCAATGATGAACTTATAGATGGCTTATTGAAGCATAGCTTAGTGATTTCCTTGGTAAGCACATTTTCATATTTTCAGGAAATCGTTGCCATGCGTATCAATATGATTGAGAACGGCGCAGTTGAGGGGGTAAATCATGGCACGCTTAATTAATGCACCACATTTAGCGGATCAGCCGAAAGAACCTTATTCAGCGTTAATCATTCTTGCCGGGCGTAAAGCTTGGCAAGCATGGAACAAAGGAAAAGGTGAAGAATGGTTGTTATTGTGTTCGTTGGTGGAAGGTATCGATGCTAGACAAAAGCCGGTGATCCTTGCCGAACAGCAGCTTGAAGATATTTCAGGAATAAAAATAGCTGATTCAGAACAACGCGCAATCATGCTTTTCCAATGTGGAGAATTGGATCCGATCGAAATTACCGGTATTTGCCATAATCTAGCAAAGCATACAAAAGCCGATCATGTTGTTTTATATGATGGCGCTGCGCAGATGAAGGAAAATCTAAGTGATTACATTCAACGACTACGCACGGATAAAAGTGCGGTAGAAATTGCGGATAAAATTGCTCCGCCGCCGAAATTGAAAGAAAAGGACGGAACTAACGTAAAAGCCCGGGCATTCGTAAAATGGTTGGATTTAGATATTGCTCAACACAGTTTAGATAAGGAGCTTTATCATTACACCGGCGTAAATTGGGAGCTTCTACAAAGATCGGAGTTAGAGATTAAAGCCGTTCAGTTTTACGATGAACAGGAATTTACTTATAGCGCCCGTTCTATTGATTCAATGATTGATACAGCGAAGATTCAAGCGGCCAAAATGGGGGAACAATCCAAGGAGCTATTAGCCTTTAAAAACGGCGTATTAAATCGTTCGACCTTGGAATTTTACCCGCATTGTCGGGAAAACTGGCTAACCTCTTTTATTCCGCACGATTACACGAATCAGGAAGAAAATACACCGCACTTTGATAGTTGGTTGGATTTTGTTGCTGATGGTAAGGAAGATAAAAAGCAAGCAATCTTGGGCGCACTTTACGCGATTTTAACGAATCGCCATAACTGGCAATTATTCTTTGAAGTAACCGGCGATGGTGGCAGCGGAAAATCGGTATTTGCGCAAATTGCCACAATGTTAGCCGGGGAACAAAACACGGAAAGCGGTCGATTAGTCGATTTAGACGAACCGCGCGGCCGTGAAAACTTTGTGAATAAAACGCTCATTCTATGCCCGGAACAATCCCGCTATGGCGGTGATGGTGGCGGACTAAAAAGCATTAGTGCGGGTGATTTAGTCAATATCGATCCGAAGCACAAAAGCAAGTTTAAAGCAGTCATCCCCGCGATTGTGCTAATCGTCAACAATGAGCCGACACGCTTCACAGAAAGAAACGGAGGTATTGAACGCCGCAGAGTGATTTTTCACTTTGATAAGGTGGTGCCGGAAAGTAAACGCGATCCGCACTTAATGGATAAGATAGAAGCTGAAGCAGGCGGAATTATTTATAAACTGATTCAGGCTTTTAAAAATCCGTTGGACGCGAAAAAAGCGTTAATTCAACAACAGGAAAGCGCCGAAGCGTTAGAAATAAAAATGGAATCGGATCATATCACCGCATTTTGTTGTTATTTCTCAACCACGGAGAAAATAGACGGCTTATTTATTGGCAATATGAACATGATTAATAGTTTCAGGACGCATCTTTACCCGGCATATTTGGAATTTGTCAAAGCGAATAATTATGCGGCGCCCTTAACACTGAATAATTTTTCCAATGCGTTAAGGCAGGGATTCGCACAGCATGGGAACAAGTATCCATTTCAAAGAAAGAAGACTAATAAAGGGACAAAAACCAATGTAGTTTTTAAAAATGTTGATGAATTTCTTGCTGAATATATAAATATCAAATAGATAGCTAAAGGCGCGCACGAAAAGCGCGCTTTTTTTGTAAAAAAGTGAACACCAAACGTGAACACTTGTGAACACGGGTGGTAACCACTTAATATATTGATATAATTAATAAAAATTGGAAAAGTGAAGGCGTGAACACCTTTTTATAATATTTTCCACGCACATCACTTTTAACGTTCACATTGTTCTACATAATCGCCCCAAAGTTGCATCACCGGCTTGCGTTGTTCAAGGAAATCAGCCCTATCATAAATCTTGCCTGTTTGCGTACCCGTTTTATGAGAAATACACATTTCAGCCACTTCATAATCAATACGCTGATCGGCTAAATAAGTACGTCCGATTGTTTTTAATCCATGAGCAGTTTGTTTATTCTTGTACCCTAAATCGACTAGCATTTTATTGATTGTTTGACTGCTCATTGGTTGGTTAGACTTAATCCAACTTTGAAAAACATATTCGCTTTTCACAGATATACTTTTCATTTTGTTTATAATTGCCATAGCTTGGGAAGAAAGAGGAATTACAAAAGGATGCCTTTTCTTCATTCTGTTAGCCGGAATAGTCCATAAAGATTTTTTAAAATCAATTTCAGACCATATAGCGTTACTTGCTTCAGCAGGGCGTACCATGGTTAATAACTGAAATTTGAATAATAACTTTGTTTGAATGGCCGCACTGGAATACATCACGGCTTTTATTAATTCCGGTAGTTCTTTTGGCGTTATTGCCGGGTTGTTGGTGGATTTTCCAAAGTTAAATACTTCATTGATTCGTAAGCAAGGATTAAAAGCAATTAGACCGTAGTTTACAGCGAAGTTAAGTACTTCATTCAATAGCCGAATGGTGCGCTTTAATGTATCGCCCTTGCCTTGGTTATAGAGTGATTCTAATGCTTCAATAACAACCTTTGGTAAGATTTCATTTATCGGCATATCACCAATAAAAGGAAACAAATAGATTTCCATGCGGCGCCAATCTTTTTTTAATGTCTCAGCTTCTACTTTTTGAACCTTCTTGGCCTTCCAACGATTAGCGACAGATAGCAAGCTATTTTCTGTATGCTCAATAGCGGCTTTCTGTTCTTGTTCTTTATGTTCTTGTGGATCTATGCCTTGAGCCAACAAAGAGCGATATTCTTCACGAATAGAACGGGCTTGAGCTAAAGATAAAGCGGGATAAGTTCCTAAAGAAACTTTAGTACGTTTTTTAGTAAGTGGGCGGATATAGTTAAAACGCCATGATTTAACGCCGGTAGGCAAGACTAATAGAAATAATCCGTAGCCATCAGTAAGGGTGTATTCTTTGGCTTTCGGCTTAGATCTTTCTACTTCGGTATTGGTTAGAGGTTTAGTAATTTTAGGCATATTTGGTAACCATTCAGCAATTTTATGTAACCACGGAAAAGGGATATTAGCACATGGTTACAATCGTGGTTACAAAAAAGAGCGGTTAAGGGCGATTGTTTACGAGGGGGTACGATAGGGTAAAACGCTATAACGTCTTGTAAATACTGGCTTTAACTGGTGTTTTTGATGGGTTGTGAGGAGTTATGATAAGTTTTTTGGTGCCCCCAACAGGACTTGAACCTGTGACCAATCGATTATGAGTCGACTGCTCTGACCGACTGAGCTATGGGGGCGGAAAAAGCGTTGCGGATTATAGAGAATTTTGTCGTTAAAGTCTAGGATGACAAGATTTTTAGCCGAAAAAAGTGCGGTGCGTTTTACAAAACTTTTGAAAAACGCACCACACTTTTTAGATTTTAAAACGAATTAATGTGTACTTGTGCTGGTTGTGGTTCGATTTGCACGTTTGCGATCCATTTCCGTTAATAATTTTTTACGGATACGGATAGATTGTGGCGTAATTTCCACCAATTCGTCATCATCAATAAATTCGATAGCTTGTTCAAGGCTGAATTTGATTGGTGTGGTTAACGCAATGGCATCATCTTTACCGGAAGCACGCATATTGGTGAGTTTTTTCCCTTGCAAACAGTTCACGGTTAAGTCATTAGAACGGCTATGAATACCGATGATTTGACCTTCGTAAACTTCGGTACCGTGATCGATCATCAGTTTGCCACGCTCTTGCAAGCCCCATAAAGCGTAAGCCAAGGCTTTACCTGTCGCGTTGGAAATTAATACACCATTTTTACGCTGACCGATTTCGCCCGGTTTTACATCGTCATAATGACTAAAACTGGAGTAAAGCAGACCGGTTCCTGATGTCATGGTCATGAATTCATTACGGAAACCGATTAAGCCACGACTTGGGATAACATATTCTAAACGCGTACGTCCTTTACCATCCGGCACCATGTCTTTTACTTCACCTTTACGGATACCAAGAGCCTCCATTACCGCACCTTGGTGTTGTTCTTCAATGTCGATGGTGACTTGTTCAAACGGCTCTTGTTTGTGTCCATCTACTTCTTTAAAGATGACTTTCGGGCGGGAGACGGCTAATTCGTAGCCTTCGCGACGCATATTTTCGATTAACACGGATAAATGTAATTCACCACGGCCGGAAACGCGGAATTCATCCGGGTTTGGTGTTTCTTCTACGCGTAATGCCACGTTATGCACAAGCTCTTTGTTTAAGCGCTCTAAAATCTGACGGGATGTTACATATTTGCCTTCTTTACCGCAGAACGGTGAGGTGTTAACGCAGAAGAACATCGTTACGGTTGGTTCATCAACGCTTAATGCCGGCAAGGCTTCTACGTTATTGATGTCACAAATCGTGTCGGAAATATTGAGTTCGCCAAGACCGGTAATCGCCACGATGTCGCCTGCACTAGCGATCTCTTCTTCGTAGCGTTGTAACCCTAGGTGTCCTAATACCTGACCGATTTTACCGTTGCGGGCTTTACCGAAACTGTCGATGATAGTCACGCTTTGGTTTGGTTTTACCGTACCACGTTTAATACGACCGACACCGATAACACCCACATAGCTGTTGTAGTCTAATTGGGAAATTTGCATTTGGAACGGTGCATTAAGTTCTACTTTTGGTGGTTCTACGTGTTTGACGATCGCTTCAAATAAAGGGGTCATGTCGGCGGCTAAATCGTTGTGATCTAATCCGGCAACGCCGTTTAAGGCAGATGCGTAAATAATCGGGAAGTCTAATTGTTCATCAGTGGCACCAAGGTTTACGAATAAATCGAACACTTGATCTACGACCCAGTCAGGGCGTGCGCCCGGGCGGTCAACTTTGTTG